AAGTTCCTGATGTTGACCTAGAGGCGTTAGGGTCTGCTGGGTTGGTGAATTTGTAATAATAACTTGCTGTTGCGTTATTAGCATCACCGCAATATATAACTGGTGCAAGAAGTGGAATGTCGGCTATTAGAACGGCAGAGCCGTCGAGTGCCATGTAATTTGTTGGCAAGGAAGAGGAATTATCCCAGCCGACAATTGACCCTATTGGACTTTGAGTGGCAGATAAATTTACTAGAAAAGTCCAATTAGCACCTTCAACTAAAGGATTTCCTGTATTCGGACTAACCAAAGAACGCCACAAGTTATTTGTTGCAGGCTCTCTCACGATTGAAGTATCGGAATATTCAGTTTCTGCGTCGTAAACTTGCAAGCCTTCTTGATAGATATAAGCTAAGTGATAGTCTGTATCGTTTTTTAAACCTTGAACCTCACCTACAACAGGCAGTTTTGTGCCGCCCATAGTGGCAGAGTTGAAGCCTTCCACGAAAGCTGGCAAGCTTTCTAAAACAACGGGATCATTGCTAGAAACTGGAGTTCCTGCGTCATTAGATCCAAAAACCACGTTGCCTGTATCAATATTGATTGGTGCGGAACTGGCAAATATCTTTTTGAATTTTCTTGTTAAAATAGCCATTGAAACATTGATAAAAAGTCAATCTTTTTTATTGACAATTAAAAATAAAATTATATTTAGCGAATTATATCACTTGATTCTAAAAACTCACCTTCTTTTGTCAAGAAATTAGTTGAATTTGCAAAGCCCGCTACAGTATCTGGTATCATGTCGTTATATGTAGAAGAGTTGCAGAATCCAAAATATATTTTGTTTTCTATGATGCCGCCTAACCTAACACCTAAAGGCTTTGGTAAAACTTTTTTTTCCAAAAGAATTGTTGCCAATGGTAAAGTGATTGCGTCAACAAAATAATAAATAACTAAATTATCATTAGTTGAACAAATTATTTTATCGCCAAAAATATCATGCAACCCATTATCTATAGCAGAAGGAGACATATTTATTGCATTGCAAATAACTTTAAAATTTAAAATTATTCGATAATCATCATCAGATAATTGCTGTGTAATACCATCGCCAGTATAATATCTATCAACCCCTATCCATTTACCGAGAATGTCAAGCTGCTTTCCCACCGCTGTCAAAGGATCAAAAGCTTGCTGCACATCAAGCAAAATACCATTCTGCAATATCATATCAACAAAAAGCTCTATGGTGGCCTTTGCTTTTGGTTGGCTGCGATACTGCAAAATTAATAAATCTTGATAATATTTTATTAAATTATCTATAGTTGTCTTATCTGCCATATTATAAAATAGTTATTGTAATATTAAGAGCATCAAGAACCCATCTATCTTTTTTAGTAGGGGGAGTTAAAAAACTTGTCCAAATTACTCCGTCATTTGATATCAAAAGTGATAACGGGACTCCTGAGCCGTTACCAGATACTGCATTAATAGCTTGAGAAGCGACTTCTGTTAAAGAAGCTGTATCGGCTTCTTGGTATATATTATAAAAAATATTATCAACTATATAATTCTTTATTGCGTCTTCGTCAAAAGTTTGACCTATTTTTAAAGGCTTTATGTCAAATTTAACAAATAGCGGAAAAGATGAAGGTCTATCGAATCTAGCCGTGTATAATTGATTCTGAATGGTTGTTAATGTATAAGTTTCTAAGCCCTTTGTTGGCAACGCTTTTACAACGTTTTTATAAATAGCTGTTCCAATATCTACATCACTCCCCCCCTCAACAATTGACCAGCTGCCATGTGCAGGTATTCCATCAGCGTCAATAAAGTTTGTGTCATTTTCATACACTGCCGCACTAACCACTCCGTCTAAATTTAACAAATCTGCACGAAGGCCATCAAGAGAATTCGTCGCTCTTTTTGCAAAAGAAACATTACGGCGAGCTTTAAATGCTGGGTCAGTTTCTCCATTTTTACCCTCAACCGAAACGCCTGTCGCGTTATTGATACTAACAACGCCAAGCACAATATTGACAGGTATGGTGATTGTATTTGGTAAAGTAGTAATGGCACCTAAAGTTTTTGCCCTGAATGAATAAGTATAAGCTCCAGCAACAGAGGGGGTTTGTGTGTCAAGTAAAATCCATTGGTTTCCTAGATTGTCAGCTACAGTATAACCAGTTCCATTTGGGTCATCAGCCAAAGCATCAAGCCCTTGAAGAGTTAAGGCTCTATCTACTGTAATTGTAATATTTTGATAAGAATAAGTCGCGCCCTTCCGCATTATGCCATTAATCCAATAGAGGTTATCTTGCTGAACGCCCACGCAATTATCAGGGTCAAACATATTGTAAATTGCCAGCAGCACTTCTAAATAATCAATAATTGATTGTATTGTTATTCCGAAATATTGTCCATCGGCGGTGTTACTATCATAATTTGTATCTGCGCCATAAATGTCTTTTAAGCCAGTATCGGCAGCTGTTTGTAGTTCTGTAGATGTTGCAGTGCTTAATCCATTGGCATCAATAATAGTCGGCATATTAATTTCCTATTGTAATTGTATTTTGCACAGACTGTGTGAAAACAGTTTGTACATCATAATTAATTGTTAATTTTCTATCAACCAAACTTGTAGAAACTTGATTAACTCCTACAACTCCTTCACATTTGAGAATCAAAGAATAAATATCTTGCTCTAATAAATCTTGTTGCGAATTAGAAAGCCTGTTAAGCCAATCAACGCCTGCGGTAAGATTAAAAAAACAATCTCCATACCATTCTTGAAGCTTGGTTTGTATATTTTGAGCGATAGCGTTATTTTCGGTTTTATAGGCGTTTTTACCAATGCCATAAATCCAATCGCCATCTAGTGAATTTCCTCTTATTATCATTTTATTTTAATAAAGCGTTAAAATTTGTTGCTAATGTTGTCAATTCGCTTGATGTCGCTGCGTCAATTGGATATTCTGCTGCTCCGTTTACAGTTTTCAAACTCTGTAAGGTAGAAATTAAAGTTGATATTAAATCTTTTAAAGACTGAACATCATTTGCTATTTCTACCTTATCCGAACATTTTACTCTGGCTTTTAATTCCCCCTCGTCAGAAAGATAACTTATGCCAACACTTTCATTATCATAATTAGCAATAACATTCTGTAAAGAGCGAGGCCCAATAATACAGATAGCATCACTTATATCGTGCATTCTATAAGTTGGTGGCACATCTATTGCTCCGCTTTTTTTCCAATTTTCTAAATCTCTATCGTTAAAATACACTTGGCATTCCATACCAGCCTTGATTGGAAAATTTAAACCGCCATTTTTGCCAAAGTTTAGAATTACTGGACAATTCAATAATGGTTTGATTGTTTTGGTTTCTTGTCCCTGATAAGTATCTCTTCTTAGCACATCTACTAATTGCACAGTCGCCCTTTGTGTAGCTGTATCAAAACTCTGAATTATACCAACTTTATTGCAATGAAAGGTTGCTCGTAAATAATCCTCAAAAGCATAAAGCACATCATCTAAAGGCCCTGTTTTTGCAAGATATGGTAATTGATTAGCTGGTAAATTACTTTTTGTCATTATTTTGAAAAAATTCCCGCAAAATTGCTATTAATCCAATTGTTTGTCCATAATCCAATAGTAGTAATTAATTTTCCATTTTTTGAAGGAGAAATTACTCCGCTGTGCCTAACATATACAACTTTAAATTGACCGTTAAAATATTTTGCAGTAGTTGATTTAATCTCTATTAGCCCACCTACTGGAACTCTTGGCTCAAACATAGTCTGAATTTCTATTCCATTTCCAGTCCTTATAGGAGTTCCCAATAAACCCGTGTCTGCACTGATTTCATAAATATTTTTTACACCAGTCGCAGCGATTACTTCATTCAGTTTAAGCATATTAATTCTTCCTAAATCAATAAATACATGGCAACCGAATTGGCTAAGAATTTGAATTCCATCTCCCATAGCGGTAAATCCCGAACTAGTTCCCTCGATAACTGTAATAGCTCCCTCTTGAATGTCCCCCCTCTTTGTAAGCTCGTTAATTATATCGTGAATAATAGTATCATAAGGAGTTCCAACGGTGTAATTTTGATTAATGAAAGTATTGTAACGCCCAAACTCTCCACTAACACATTTTAAATAAGTTGCTTCATCTACTCCCTCCCTTTGGGAGTATCCTTGAGTCAAACTTCCAATAAAAATTGGAAACAATTCTTTGCCATAGCCAGCTTCTAAAATTACTTGTCTTAATTGACCAGAGCCTTGAGTTAATATTGGGTTATCAAAAGGGTCTTTCCATAACTGTTCTCTGGTGCTTTCATTCAAACCTAATATTTTAATTGTGGCAGTGTTATTGCCCAACATTATCCCTCTATTTATATCAATCTCGATAGTGAATGGAGGTTTGATTTCTATTGCAGTTGGCGCATCGGGTTCGATAGTTTTATTATCCGCCTCGGTTAACCCTAGCGCAGGATAAAGCCTATTCGCTATGGCATTAAAAGGATTGGGGTTGTAGGTTCCTTTTACTACATTGCGAGGGTTGCTTTGAACTGTTAATCTATAGTTTCTATTAAATTTTTTAGCCATAAATTGCTTTTTCTATAGAATCTATATCGCTTTGCGATAATGAATATAATTTAATTCTTCCAGTTGAAAAATCATCAATCCTGAAAGGATTTACTAAAATTGAATCGTCAGTTAAGCAAGCTAGACCAAAAGGCAGAGCGTATTTATAGCGATGCAAAATATTCTCTCCAATTGTCAGTTGACAACCATTGACCGCAAAATCATTGTAAGCCAAAGACCAAAACCAAGATTGTCTATTAACCGAATATTGCAACAAAAACTGAAATGTTAATCCTGTTTCTGTTGTTATACTTATAATTTGGCTTGGGCTATCATCAAGCCCCGTTACTAATCTCATAATTATATTTGTGAAAATGCTTTTTTGACGGCATCAGTCCAGCTTTTGCCATCACTTTGCCCAGCTGTATTGCCCTTATTTTCTATAGGGGCTTTTTGAGCCGCCGCTCTATTATCGTATTTACTCGCATCAAAAGCTACAATTGTTGTTGTAGCAAAGCGTATTTCTTTTAAAACAATTTCAATATCTGACTTTGTTTCTGTATTTTCTGGTTGCGTCATTATTAAGCTTTGAATTGCAAAATTGCTTTTAAAGCCGTAGGGAGTATCAAAACTAATTAACACCCTTGCGTTTCTTAAGGCGAGGAAATAATTGTAAGCTTTTGCTTGCTCTGTTTTTGGGGGGTTAAGTCTTTTGTAAAGCGAATAGAAATCTTGAGCGGCACTCAAGCCTGCATCTAAAGCAGCTACTCCTCCTGCCTGCCCAGCCGTAATATTACTTTGTAGATTTTTTACTGTAGAAGTTAACAATGGAAGATAGCCCGCAATTGTGGTTAATTTTTGCGCTATGCTTTGCAATTTAGTTTTATCATCTTTTGGTGCGTAGGCGATTTCTCCAATTAAACCAGTTAAGGTAAAAATTTCAGGCTCGTTAGCAATATTATCTTGTAAGGCAATATTTTTTTCGTTGTAGTTATCGGTAATTTGCGACCTCAATTCAGCTCGATATTCTTTGCGACTAGAAAATAAGAAGCCACCTATACCAAAGCCAGCAAGAGGCGCAACAACATACTGGTTTGTTAAGTCAACTGCCGCATCTAATTTATTTGCAATGTCTGTTGCCGCCATTTTATTTAGGTATTGTTCTTCTTAAAAAATCAGAATTAAATTGCAATTCTTTGATTTTTCCAGTAATATTATCGCCAAGAGAAGGTATAGAATCTGCATCTACACTATCGGTTTTAATGTTGGTGGTTATGTTGTTTGTTACATTTGATTGAGGAGCTACAGAAGTAAAGTATTTAGCTGCCTCTATTTCTGCTGGTGAATAGCTCCTATTGTAGTCGGTTGGGCTATAATTGTTAGCTCCAAAATCCGCAATATACTCGCCTTTATTTTTTCTTTTGCCATAAAGTATTTCTTCGTTTTTCTCTGCTAAGTGCGATAAAAATTGATAATATCCATATCCAGCAGTTGCGCCAGCCGCGATAGGATTAAACTTGGCAAACTTAACAGCTTTTGTTGCTATATATGCAGCTGTTCCTACGCCAGCTACTTTTACAGCACTAGAGACATTTTCTGGTGTCAATTTTTGCTGTATGAAATCAATTATTTTATTTATTGCTGGTTCAAACTTGTTAATTAGGACTCCTGCTAATTTATCGACTGCCGTCTCAAATTCAGCAATTTTAGAGCTAACCCTTTTACCCGCCTCTATTTCTTCATTCGATAAATTTGGTAAATTATAAAGCCTGTTAAATTCTTTTTCGGAAGTTTGCTTGCTGTTTAGAACTTGTGCCACTTCTGCGGGTATTCCTAAACCTCCTGTTAAGGCAGTAAAATATTTTTCTTTATAAGGATTATCTAATGAGGTTTGGCGTAATGCTTTAAATAAACTTACTGGATCTCTTACAGCGTCGGGCGATAAACCCAAGGCGGTAAATTGAGGTAGCAATTCATTCGTAAGGGAATTATTTGCTAGATTTTGCGCAAGATTGCCGATTAAGGAGATTCCACCTTGCTTGCTTATTGCCCCGCCGCTTCCAACCTTAAAAGCGTTAGCATAGCGATTAGCTGTTTCTGGGTCAATTCCGTATTGGGCAGAAAGATTCGCCGCTCCAACACTTTTAGAAGCTTGATTGGTGATATATCCGCCTAGAGCAGTTCCAGCAAGCCCACCTAGAAAAGTCTTGGCTACTGTTGAAAATCCATTTTCTATTTGCCCAAAGAATTTTTTAGTTGCGCGCTCTCTATCTTTTTCTCGCTTCTTCTGCTCTTTCTCTTGCTCTTTTTCTTCTTTAATTTTGTCTTTTTCTCGCTTTTCTTCAAGCTGTATGCGCTTTTTATTTACTGATTCTTCGCGCTTAATGTCTCTTTCCCATTCGGCTCTAGCAGAATTGCGGTTAGTTCTTGCGCTAGAAACTTTGCCAACAGCAAAACTTCCAACCGCTGTTGAGTTACCAACCTTGTCAAGATTTTTTAATTCCGTTGCAAGACCTTTCGCTTGCTCTTTCGCTTCTTTTAATTTTTTGATTGTAGCGTCTAGGGCTTTTGTGTCGCCTTTAACACCTAATGATATGAATAATTCTGCTATGTTCATTTGCTATTCAACGCCCTAAATTCAATTTCGTGGTCAATTGTAAATCTTTGGTATTCTAGCATTTTAAGAACCCAAGAAGCACTCATATTAGCAATAGTTTCTGGGTTTCCCTGCCCCCAGCCTTTAGAGGCTAATATTAAGCAATCCCTGTCAACTTGCTCTAAATTATCCTCTACTGAAACTCTTCTAATATTTGAGTCAATAAAGCCTGCCGCTCCGCTGCTTCTGACCTTTAGCAGAGAGCGCGAATAAAACAAAAGATATTCACCTCAAGGCATTTCTTGAAAACAGCATAATAATCTTGTCTTTTCGCCACATCTTCAAACAATGCTGGCAAAATCCTTTCTTCGTTGTATAAAGAGCGCTCTAAGCATTTAAAAACATGCTTTCTAGCTAATTCAGACGAAGCCAGAGCAATCGAAACTCTTGAAACAATTTCTAACAAAGAGGGGGTTGATAAAATATCAGTAAAGTTAATTTCTTTTACTTCTACTTTCTCACCCTCTTTAACATTTTTTGAAAGCTCAAATATTAATTCTTTTACTACGAATTCAAAAGAAATTTGTAAATTTAAAAGCTCTTTGCAAACAATAGAATGTAATTCGCAAGCGTCAATAAATGAAGCTTCTTGAATCTTTATAGTTGCCCCGCTCGGAGCTTTAAATTCTTTCATATTAGTTAGCTGTTAAAGTTGAATAGCCAAAGTTAATAGTATATTCGGAAATTGCTTGCTCTGTATCGCCGTTCACATTGTTTACAAAGTCAGCTCTTTTATTAACAAAGCCGAAAGTCAAAGTGGCGGTCATTTTTCTAACCATGCCAGAACCATCACCAAAATTACCAATTACTGTAGCAATCATAGCTTTTGCAGTAGCTTTTTTGGTTAAAATGTCAGAGACTTTTTGGTTGAAGAAATAATCGTCATCGTTGCCTTTAATGACTCTAACTTTCAAATCTGCTTTAGAGGCCGACACATCAATTGCAAAAGTTGCGCCACCTTTGAAAACTTCAAGGTTGCCTGTTTGATTAGGAAAGGCGACAGAAATAGCCGCCGCATTTGCAAGTTGTATAATTGTTCTTTCATTTCCGCCGTCAAGGTCTTTAACTGTAAGTGTAGCGTCCCCAACAATTGTATAAATATTTGTCATAGTTATTTTAATTAAAATTAAGCCTCAACTAATACATCTACAGAAGCTCTGTAAATAAAACCAGCTTCTTTATATGCAGATTGAGTTAAAGGAGCGTCTCTGCTTTCTCTTTCAGATTGCAATTGGTCAGCAATTGGATTCGCATAAATGTAATATCCAGCCGCATTGATAGAATTTCTTAAGTCAGTTGGATTTCCAAAAGTTAGAGGGCTATTCCAATTCAAACCAACTCCAATGTAACCTACTCTTACGAATCTTGAGTATACAGAGTTTAGGGCAGAAATTATAATATCTATTCCAGCTGGAGTTTGAGTTACGCCGCCAGAGCGCAATGCGTTAAATACAGAAACTTGAGCTGCAAATTCAATAGCAAGACGACCGTAAACTTGGTCAAAGAACAAGCCAGTATCGCCATATCTTCCGTTTGTAATTCCAGTAATTCCGAAATTATCATAAGAAGCAGCGCCTAAAGTTTGACACTTATCATAAACTGCTTGAGTAATTCCATCATCAACAGAAATGCCATTTAAGCTTCTCAATTGAGTGTTTGCATTAACGAAAGTATTTGATCCGTTAAAGTTTACAGAGCAGCCAGCTGAAGCGTAAGCAGCCATAAAGTTAAGAGCTTCCGCAACGCCAGTATATAAAAGAGTTCTGGTTTTATTATTGCCAGCGGCATTTATAGTAGTAATTACGCCATCTAGGTCAGTTGTAGAAGACCAACAGTAAAACCACATTTTTTTCAGGGCTTCGATAGCTGTGGCAGTTGAAATAGCGACTGCATTTTCTACTAATAAATCAGAAATGATTGGAGTGAATGAAACTTTATCAGTCAATCGAGCAATAGCGGCAACGATGGTTTCACCGGAAGAATTGACCCCAGCTGTCGCAGTTCCACCAGCAACGTTTAATCTTGTTGAGGTAGAAAGGTCAGTTCCCGCGCCTGCTGGCAATTGCACCAAGTCAACTGTAGAAGACAAGCCGACAGTTTTTGATTCAAAAGTGATTTTATTTGTAGCAGTGCTTACTGTAATGTCAGGGAGTCTGCGCTGCATAACATCGCCTATTTGCGCGATAGTTGTACAATTAGTAAAATCTAATCCAGTAAGGTCAATATTTGTTCCATTTAGCACAACCCTAATATCGCCGTTAGCGATAGCTTTCAAGTTGTTTAGATTGGAAGTCAATGTAGCGGTTACAAATTTACCTCTAGTTGCAGAAACAGAAGCTGTAAGAGGGGCGATAATCAATTTACCATTCCCAGTAAGTAAATTAACTGGTTGAGAAAAAATTGAATTTGCTAGAGCGTAAGCTTCAGAATCGGTGCCATAATCAACACCAACTTGACGCGCGTTTAGATAAGAGCGATACTCGTCATTATTATCTGGCATTTCGGTTGTAAGCAAAAGTAAATTATTTACATTAATTTCGCTTAGATTTGAAGGGGTTGACCTAATATTTACTTGAACTAAATTAGAAATTGGTAATACTGTCATAAATTTTATGGATTAGGAGTAAAAGTATAAGGGAAATTATCATAATATGAAACTTCCCTTGAGGTTTCATAAGTAGCGAGAACGGCGATGTCGATCATAAATCTATTTAACATAGAACCGCCTTCTTGCCTAGAAACATTTATAATTCGATTGCTTAAAGGGAATATCCTAAAAGCATTTTCATATTGTTTTTGTTGAGAATAAGAGCCTTTTAAAGCTGCTACAATCTCTTCTTTTCTTGAAATGGCTGTTCTAGCAATGCCAGAAGCAATTTCGATTGTATAATATTCTTTTGTTTGTGTAGTGATGGTTTCAGTTGCCACAGGAGGGTCAACCTCGTTATCAACCACAAGCTTACTGTTATTTGAGTAAGGCACAGCAGTTAAATAATGCACTACCACATATAAATCTTTATTATTTGGTATAACTTTTAAAGAGTTATACTGCCAAATATGCTCATTATCTAAACCTAAGTAATTGCGGATTATATCTACTAATACTGCCGCAGGTTCTTTAAGCATTTTGGTAATTCTCAATTAAATGATATTCTAAAAAACCATTTCTTGAATAGTTATTCTGTAATATCAATTTATAAACTTTATCGTTTTGGTATTTGATTAAATCATTAGGCTCTAAGACCTTATGAAGTTCAAATGCTGTATGTATCTGCCACCATTCCCAAGCTCTTTGACCGCTAGAAGAAACTTCTAGCTTAGTCGGCTTCAATGGCTGAATAGCTCCAATAAAAACAATTGGAAATTCAGTTTGTATAACATTTCCATCATTATCTATAGCTTGAGAAATCCTTATTAGGGTTATTTTCTCTTGCCAATTCCATAATGCGGCTTGCATTTGTGGCATCATAATTTAACCACTTTACTTGTTATTGAACCTCGTAAATATCCTTGATCTACAAGAATCTTATTATTTCCTTTTTTTTCTTCAGTTATAGGGCTAAGTTCTTTCCAATCTCCATAACCGCCAGTTTCAAAAGCTCCCTTTACTATGTGCAGAGCTTCCTCGCCTATAGCTTCGTAAACAGAATCTAAATTTCCATTCCCTTCAACAATCTCTTTAAAAGAATTATTTGCTACTTCCTCAATTTGCTTTTCTCTTGAGAAAATTGGCTCTCTTAAAAAAGACCTCATCGGTAAACCAATCGAAGGTCTACCAAATTCATGGTCTAAACCAATAGAGGCATTTGATTGCCCATCTGGTCTATTATTATTTTCTTCAAAAATACCGACCCTAACTTCTTTTTTTACCGCTAAATCCTTAATTAAATTTTCTAAAGCTTTAGTATTTAATTCTACTTTAGACATTTCCTAAATAGCCGTAGCTGTTATAATTGTAAGGACTTAGTGCGTGTCTCGGTGTCGGGACAACAATTACATTAGCTATTCTATAAGCTCTAGTAAGAGTTAAGTATTTCATGCCGTAGTAGGTTGTAGTATAAAAAGAATAAGTTTCTTTTTTTGCCCAATCAGGCACAACATAAGACTCTGAAACACTTCCCACGCTCCTAGAGCCTACCAAGCCAGAAGATTGACTTTGCAATCCCCCAGCCCTTAAATCGCTCACCATATAGTGAGCGGCTAAGTATAAAAAGCTTTGCATAACACTATTATCACTAGAATTACTAGCTTGATTATAGGTTATCTTAGCTTCTTCGTAAGCCTTAGAAATATCTTCGTCCCAAATATAATCTTTTTTATTTGCGACTGTTAAAGTCCAGTTTGTAGTGTTCGTTGGAATCACTCCCAAAGTATTATCTACTTTACAAGTATAGAATTTTTGGTTGACATCATAAAAAACCAAATCACCTACATTGTAAGTAGTTAACGCACTCCAAACTGGCAAATAATCAAAATCCCTATAGAACTGGTCTTTAAAATCTTGAACAGTTATGTCGTTAGGGGTTATCATATTTATTCTTTAACTTTTGTTTCTTTAACTTTTGTTTCTTTAACTTTTGTTTCTTTAACTTCTTTAGATTTAGCAAACTCTTCTTTTAAAGATTCGTTTTCTTTTTCAAGAAGTGCAATTTTTTTAAGTAATTCTGCTGAGCCAGTATTAGCCGCAACTTTTCCTGCTTCAATGATACCTTCGTAAGTTAAAAGAAATTCTGCTTCTTTTTCAAAAACTTCTAGAATTTCCCCTACTTTCCAATCGGTTGCCACGCGCTTGGCGTGGACTTTCATTGGAGCAGAACCGTTATTTAATAGCTTTACAATTTTATCCGTCATAAAAATTAAGAGTTAGGGTTGTCGAAATAAATCATGTCTTGAGTTCTTTTAACAAAAACTTGACCCATTTGAGCATAAGTCAATTGCACATAATCTAAGTTATTCAAGGTGCCTGTTCCTAGAGTTGTTAGGGGAATTGGCATATCAACAATAATGCTTTCTTTTTGTGCTTTGTATAATACATATCTGTCTTTCAAGATAGGTGCTGCACCATCAGCTTTAGCAAAAATAGTGTTTGCTGCAAAAGATTTTTGGTTATAGAAGTTAGATAAAATCTTGAAATTAGCATTGCCAGTTACGCTTTTACAAACATCAAGCAATACATCATATTTCTTGCTTCCAACTGTAGGGAATGCAGGATTGATAAAAGATTGTAAACCAACAAAATCTGATTGAGGGATATAGAAAGTATCTGGATATTCGCCAATCGCGTTGTTAGCTTGATAAACAGCCATTATTGTAGAAATAAAGGTGTTAAAGTCAGTATAACTCATTGCTGAAATAGTAGAAGTGATTTCAGTTGTATTCACAGTTACGCCAGAGTTAGTCAAAAGACCTGTGCTAGCTCTTTTTGAAAAGCCGTAGAAAAGGATTTTTTGAATAAATTGGTCATAGCTTGAAGTTAAAGAATGTAATTTTGAAGCTACATAATCATAACCACCGTTGCCTAAATAACCCATTTGAGCTTGAGTTAAGTAGTTGTAACTAATTTGTTTAGCCCAAAACTCACGAGGAATTGCAATATTGTCAACGCCAGTGTCAACTTCTGCATATTGACCTTTGTTCACTTGAGAAATCAAGCCGTCTTCTGGGTTAGAAGAGCCATAAAACTCTTTGATAGTGTATCTGGAAGGAGCAAAAGGAGCAATGCCAATATCTTGAGGAACATACTTACTTAACTCATTAACAACATAAAACTTTTGCTTGATGGTGTCCATTGAGAATTGAGACAAGGCGTCAACAGAGAAGTTTGCACCAAATTGAGATGAGGTATCGTTATTCATGATACGACCTTGCAAAGAATTCTCAAATAAAGGCTTTAATGAGGCACTAAATCTTTCTGCTTTAACATCAGAAGGAAGAATTGAATTATTGAAAATACCTTTTGGGAATTGTTCAACACTATAAGCAAAATGGCCTTTTGAACCTGATGCTGCAATTAAGTTTGAAAATTGTTCAGAACTTACATCGTAAGGGCTAGTAGTAATCATAATTTTTATTATAAATTATAGACTCCCGCCCGAGTCTGAATATTGTTATTTTAGTTAATGTTATTGTGCCGCTGGTTTAGTAATGTTTACAACTACAGGAATAAGTGCGCCAGTAGCTCCACCAATTTTAGCAGTTCCGATAATTTTGTTAGTTCCAGCTGAAGGAATAACTAAATCACCAGTCGCAACAATTTCTAGTAAGTTACCAGCTATTACAGGAGTTGCGCCAACTTCCATAATTACTTCTGAACCATTTTTGAATACAGTAATATTCTCGCCATTCATAGTTCCAGTATTTTTAACTGGATTGTATTTAGCAAAACCGAAAATCAAATCGTTTGCTGCGGCTTTATCTAATAGTGGTTGACCACCAGCTTGACCAACAACCTTAACGGCAGTCGCGCCATAGATTAAAGAAACTGAAGCTGGATCAACAACGCCTTCATCAGTATTAAGATTATAACCAGTTGCAGGAGAGCCCTTAATAGGCAATGGAGTTGCTTGGTTTAGAGTATAAGTTGCTACCATAAAGCTTATTTAATAATTAATTAATATTATCAAACGTCGCCGCTCCAACCTTTGCATTTTCTACATATAAAATTCTTTGCCCATAGAAGAAGCGCCAATTCTATACCTTGTTCTTTCAGAAGAGTTGTTGAAGGTTTTGCTTTCAATTTCTTTTAAATCAATCTCTTCTTCACCTTTTGAATTATCTTTTGTATCTTCTTTCTTTTCGTTGTCTTTCTTTTTAGAAGCTTTGTAACAATTCTTAAGCTCTTCCATAGAAACTTTTTCTCCATCAATATCAACAGAATTATCCATAGAATCTTCTTCATCTTTTGATTCATTTTCTTTAGACTCTTCCTCTTCTTCCGACTCATTGTCTTTCTTTTTATTATTCTTAGATTTTTTATTATCCATCTTTTTTTCTTTAATTTCTTCTTTTTCCATCTCAATCAAGTATTATAAGAATTTTGATAAGAATCCCAAAGCGGGATTCACACCCAATCCCCTAATAAAATTGACTTCAAATACTTATGACATTTTTCTTCTGTTTTGAAGAAAGTTGTGA